CAAACTCTTTAAAATAATCCATAGGAACATATTTAAATGCGGTGGATTCTACGACCATTCCCGGACTTACTGCTACTGGAAATATAGACGATGGAACATCTAATATTTGTGTCATTTTACTTCTATTGATTACCAACATTTAATATCTTCTCCGAATATAAAATTTCATCTTCAGTTATAGGTATTGAAAAATCATAATTGGACACACTTATTCCAAAGAAACGCTCATATAATTTAGTTCTATGTATCAATCGTTCGCTGTTTGTCAAACTATGATCTTGTTCAAGAACCCCATCTAAACATACAGTTTTATCATAGTTTGATTTTTTATACAAATCAATATTTATTACAGTATCAAAGGCATCTGTAACTCTCTTCATAGTCGCAACAAATCTATCTTGAGTTATAAGTGTTATATTGAAATTGTATAACTTTTTTAAATGCCTAGCTACTGGAAGTAACATTATTAAATCTCCCAAAGCTCCAAATCTTATAATACCAAGCTTATATCGTAAATCCTGAAATTCTATCTTTGTTTCTTTAACTATCTTAGTTTCTTGCGGTAAGTTATCTATTGGGGTTATGAATTTTAAATCTTCTTCAGACAAGAAATATTCCTCCTTGAGTAATATTTCTGCAATCTTATCAGGCGTTTCGGTCCATTCATTCCTGACAAATTGTTTAAAATAACTATATTGGATCAAGCAAATCTGTATCTTTTCGTACAACCCAGTATATTTTATTTTCATAACACTCTCCATCCAATTATATAACTCTTTGTAAAAGAAAACAAGGGGTGGATTTCTCCACCCCTTGAATTTGTTCTAAGCGTTTAAGATAATTAAACGCTTATTTTAAGCATTTCACGAACCGGTAATTGTTAATACTCCTAACAAATCCCCTCGGACGCACTTCATACCGGCGCGGCTAAGGATAGCGCGTGTGGTAACGAAAGTATCAGGATTCGTGAAAGGATCGGAGAAGTAGGACAGGATGTAAGGTGCCCATACGTAGCAGGTATCCATCCAGTTAGACGCATTGTTGTAACCCATAAGAACCTTATTGGAAGGGAAGAATGGATCAACATAGATGCGCCAGCGGCTATTCAGAGTACCCATGAAGTAGCGACCACCGGTTGAGATAATCTTCTGCTCGATGGTAGAAGCATCATCAGCGCGGAAACCAGCCATCTTCTCCATGAAACCAGCTACTTCGGCAGGAACAACGATCCAGTTGGTTTTGCGATAGGTCTTCTTGAAGATTTGCGTATCGATATCGATAAGCTTCTCGTAGAAGGTTTCCATCCAAACCTTGCGGTCGGTATAGGTGATACCAGCAGGAACGCTCTGGTCGAAGGTGGCGGCACCACCGGTAGCTCCATCGAGCATATCCTGAAGAACCATGCGGTCCCACTCACGGACGATTTCAGCACCAAGAGCGAAGTTAAGATCGGAAGCAACGTTAATACCATGATAAGCCATGATATCCTGATAGCTTTCGATTGTATTCGACGCCTTAAGCTTCTTTTCGACAGCGGTAAGTGAACTATCGGTGATCTTCAGGACGATTTCTTTGATCGCCTTTGGAGAATCAGGATTGTATTCCTCGTTATCCGCATAGGTGCGCTTGGTATGAATATCAGCACTTACGGAAGTGGCATCATCGCGCTGGATATCATAGTAGAAGATTTTGGTAGTAGGCTGACTCATTGGCTGAACGCTAACGAGTTCCTGTGAAATCATCGAAGGGAATACCTTGCGAATGAGAGGAAGCTGAGTCTTAACGAAGGTGACGGCAGAAGCGTTAGTGGTCATAGCTTCCTTGATCGCTTCATAAGAGGGAAGACCAGTCTTCAGGCTGAAATCCTTAACGGCATTGTCGATAAGGACGGCCATTTTGTTTTGCTGGACTTTGGCGAGGTCTTCATTCTTGGTGTAATGACCAACGCCTTCCATAAGATGCCCGAAGGTCTTGAAAATCTGTTCATTGCGTTCGGTAAAGGTTTGCATATTAGATTTCTCCTTTTAAATTTTTCGTAATTAGACGAGTTTCTTGTAATCTTCAACTGACAGAATAGCAAGACCTGCACTCTGACGTTGTTCGTTCTTAAGCTTGAGATCGGCAATCAACTTAGCATCAGTGACGCTTGGTTCATTTTCGGTCTTTGGCTTTGCAGCATGTTCATTGGTAACTTTCTTAAACTCATCAAGGAAGCTCTTGTTAGCATCATACACCTTACGAACCTCTTCGGCGTTGATACAAGCGTCGAACTTAGCCATGAGAGAATCAAACTTAGCGAACTCTGGATCGTTAGCCTTAATACTTTCGACTTCCTTATCCTTCGCAATCTTAACCCTTTCGGCTTCGATAGCTGTAAGCTGTTCGGTAGCTGATTCAAGAGCTTTCTTCGAAGTGTTAAGTTCGTCGTTAAGCTTCTGAATTTCGGCATCCTTAGCTGAAAGGACATCCGACTCTGGAAGTGTTACAAACAGTTCGGGCTTTACGGCTTTGATGCTTTCAACAAGCTTATCAAAGTTCGCAGAAATGGATTCGGCCTTCTGCTTGAAAGATTCCATAGATGCAATCGATTCGTTAAGCTTCGTTGTGAACGACGCTTCATACTCATCGAAAATCGAAGGAAATTCTTTCTTAAGTTCATCAAGAGACTTAGGCATAGATTCTTCGCTCCTTTTACTTTCTAAAGTCATAGAATTTTCCGTTTCGGAAACGGCTGGTGTGTCTACAAAATCGATATTTTCGAGGGTATATCCCTTTTGTATAACATCATGTTTCCCATCAACACCGGGATATTCCTGATCGCAAACTAGAGGTCCGTAGCCACGGGTTGAAACGCCCACCATTGCACCGGCATCCAAGATTACTTTCAAGTCTTTCCCGTAAGTTGTGTCAATAATTTGAGCCTTATAATATGCGAAACCATCATCTTGAACATCTGTAACATCTGTCAAGATTGCACAAGTCTTTGATAACGTACCACCATCTAACATTCCGGGGTGATCCATAGCCATCTTAATTTGACGCTTCTGTACCTTTTCCCTGAACTTAGAAATTGCTTCGTTCATTACTTCCTTTGGATAAATACGATTGTTAAGATTTGGGCGATCAACCATAGTAAATGGACCGGAGATGATATATTTCTTAACACTACCAGTCTCATCCAACATCTCTTCGATCTTGGTATTACTCATGAATGTTTCGCACAATTTTGTTTTCTTAGCCATGTTATCTTTCCTTCATTAAATTCACTTTTATCTTATCTTCGGACTTAATTAAAGTCAAACTGTTAGACGAGCAATAGCATAATATAGTGGATAAGGTAAACCATTTGAAACAGCATGGTTATAAAATTCAATTACTTTCGCAATTTCTACTTCGGAAAACTTATACATACGTAATGTATTTTTAATTTCTTTCTCGCTCATCTGTATCTTAAAATACCTCGTTTCTTCGCTCGTCCTAATTTAACAGCAGCACCAAGTTGTCCACGTTTAGAACGGTACGAATATATTCCATGTGCTTTTAAGTTGACTTTGAACTGAAGAATTCCTCCATCTTTCTTGTTCACATCTATGATTGCAGTATGCCATGTCTTAGGTCTTACATGAATAGAAGTACCTTCATAAGCAACTTTAAACTTATTCAAGAATCCTCGTGACTTCTTCAAGAACCTTGCATATGCTGCTCTTATCTTCTTAGAGAAACGTTGAAATCTCTTTGATGGATATATATAAACATACTGTCCGGGTGTTCCAAATCTCTGTATATACTTTGTTGCAGCACCCATTGATCCCAATTTATATTCAAACAAATCACCTTCAATCTGTTCTTTCCCAAGTATTGCATCGAATGGAATCATAGGAGTGAAATCATCAACAACTTCTCTTATCTGTTCCATTTTATTTCTCCCTAAATAAGATCGCACTTTTTGGATCGATCATAAGTTCACTCTTATCCATAAGTCTAATTCTTATAAATTTATTATAATTATTTACTACCTTGCCATATATCTGCTTATCTCCAGCAAAGAACGATATCATATCATTGGCATTTACATCTGTAGATGAAGTTACCAACGAAAATTTTGTATTACTATTAAATTCCTTAATGTCTCCTAAGAATCTCCTAACTGGAAAAGCATCTGATATATAGAGATTGTATCGTGTCTTGTATTCTGAGAATCGTCTTCGAATACTATTACAATTGTCTTGATAGTCTCTCATACCAGTAATAGCATACATTCCTTTGTTATAATAAAATTCATTACGCATAGACATTAAATCGAAATATTGTTCCTCTGAAGGAAGTTCGCCTTTTTGATTATAATTCTTTACTATAAATGTATCATAATCACCAGAATTCATAGTATTACTATATAGGTATAATAAAGAACACTTGCAATTAGAAAGACACCTACTAGTTCCAGACTTAGGATAACCTGGCAACGTCTTCTTTGTATATGGATTCTTAGAATTAAACACAATACAATCGAGACAATGCTTATCAGTTTCTCCAAGATTCCAAAGAATCTTAGCTTCTTCTGGCATATATACCAAACGTCCAAATCCAAACATGGCATCGAGTCCATCCGAATACATACCCATTCGTCTTACATAAGGCATCTTACCAGAACCGGAAAGGATATCATCTGCGAATTTAGACATATAATCCATTTCACGACTTACTTGATAACCTATGAAACGTCTTTCTGTCTCATCGACACCATTGTAATGACCTTGACCAAATACCTTACCATTTGCATATGCTTCAGTGAAAGCTAATTTCATAGCTTCTTTTTGCATTGTAAGATAGTCTGCTTTGTTTATCCTACCAGCAATAAGCAACTGCATATTACCTATTAGTTTGTCATGGTAGTCTGTCTTAACCTTGATGTAGTCGCCTATAACCTTCTTCTTCATTTTAGAAGAAAGGTTAATAGGCAGAGCTACACCACGATTCTTTTTTAATAAGTTCTTAGAGAACTTTTCGCATTTTTGACACATTAAAATTCACCAATTCTTGTATTTGTAAGATGTATGAATTGATAAAGCAAGCTTCGAAGTTCTTTATTCTGTTCAACAAGTTTGCTCATCTTTTCGAATTGTGTATATTGCTTTTTAGGCATCCTAGCCTTAGCCATCTCCATATACTTCTCTTTAGTAATTGATTCTTCTTCATCGTCATCTTCATCCGATGGCTTTGATGGCTTCTTTGGCTTATTTGGATTGGTCTTGGATGCCTGTACGTCTGGGTCTTCATCATCCATAGACATATATTCATCTTCTGCTTCTGGATTACCGGTATCATCTCTAGCCAAAGCTAACTGAGCATTGAATTCCTCTTCCGCTGCATCTTCTGCGGCTTCCATTCGATCCTTAACTTCTGCTATAAGGGCATCATCCCATCCAAGAATATTACTATAGATGAATTGATCGTCAATGATAGACATATCTTGACTCATCATAGCTGCAACCTGACACTTTATTTGTTCGATCTTCCATTTGCGTTCTTCATCGATTGTTCCACAAACAGGCCAATCAACGTAAAGGGTATCGTCCTGAATTTTTTCAGCTTCAAGAGCGTTCTTGAAGAATCGAATAATTTCTGCCTCAAGAACCGTTTGAATCATACGTATCATACGAAGGAAGCAAATGAATTGCATATCGGATGTAGATTTGGAGTTAATATCCTCTTCCTTACCAATCAGAAGTTTTGGAACTCCAACTGCATAGATCATTTTGTTTTGGAAATAATTAACATCTTCGATATTCTTTCCAGTACCTTCGCCTTTATTAAGAGCAACAACATTTCCACCCGATCCTTGCCGAGTTGGTACGTAAATATCTTCCATTTGAGATAATGGATTGTATTTATAAGACATTTGGCCCGTAGCTGGGTCGATGTACTTTCTGCGAATAATCTTTTGTTGATATTTTCTCAGATAATCAAGAGCATCATCCCCATCAAGATCACCAACGTCTACAATGATGGCATAGTTTTGATTAGACCGAGATAGGCGAGAAATTATAAGACCCTCTTCCATAAGGCGAACCTGTCTATAAATCAGCCTAGCTTTTTCAATCCTAGAAACACCTTTACCAGTGATTCCATATCGGCGTCTATCTGTCTTCAATGAGAAGTGTAAACACTCTTTATCATTAAGACTAGCAACTACTTTTCTATCACTATTAATTTGCTGAATCATTGGAGACACGCTCTTAATACCATTCTCCATTTTAACAATAACTGTTTCAACTGGAATGGACTTAAATCCAACAACTCTCTTAGTTTTTTCTCCGAATAAAATTTCTTCGAAGTCATCACCATACTTACACACGTCACGAACTATACTGTGAAATTCTGTTTGGAATTTGGTACGTGTTTCAATCTCATCGATAATCTTCTGATTTTCTTTGTTCTTACTTTTAACCTTAAATACTTTGCTCTTATTTACGTTATCTGGATAGACTACGAAATCGGCAATGACATCAAGAGCTGTAGAGATTTCTGGAATCTCTGCATCCATAAGTTCATAGTCGGTATATTTACTTCTATCTTCTACATTTCTACCAAGTTGGGTATCTAAATACGAAGACCAATTTGACTGTTCTGCACATTCTGGATCGGCCTGTGTCTTTGCCTTCTTAGGCGCTTCTTCACCCTTGAATATTCGTTTAAGAGCTTCTATGATACTCATTTGGATTACTCCTTAATTATTTCGAAAAAAATTTCTATAAAACATAACAGATTCATTAATAGTATCAGGTATGTTCTTATTTGAAAATCTGTTATTTTTAACGATTTCGATTATACTAGAACTTTTAAAATTACTCAATGGTATTACAGGAATTCCTAATTCTTCAGCAGCAATACCTCTAGTATCTACTCTAATTAATACAGTTCTGCCACCAATACCGTGAATTGGTAATGCAGTGTGTAGTCTAGTCGAAATACATATATCAACATGACTATAAAATTCAATCATTTCTTTGGAATTATTAAATCGCACACATTCACCAAATGTATTATTAGTAAATTCATAATCGCTTATATTTACCTGTGCGAAAAATTTACATGGCTTACCAGTATAATTTTCTATGAATTGTTTGGTTTCTTTTATTTCCGTTATTAATTCTTCTTTATCTTCTCTGTTTTTAATATAATCGGCTGTGATATTAATTGCATTATATTGTTTATCTGTATTAAAGATTCCATGTTTCAAACAAGCAAATGTTCCAGTACAAGGAAGTAGCGTTGAATTAACATTATTTGTTTCTAAGTATCTTTGAGCCATCTTATCTCTAGTTGTAATTAATTTTGTGTTATTACAGGCTTTATCCAAAATTATTTCATTGAGAAGTGATTTGTTAAGATGTGCAGCAAATTCATCTGGAGTTATAGACTCAGATGGATAACCACCACCACCGGCCAATCTTAGAATAGGAACACCTGTATAGTTTAAATAATCCCATATTTCATTATCGTAGAAAAATCTCCACTCTTCAAAATTGTTATATTGTGGCATACCACCATAAATTATAAAATCACACGTTCTCATAATCTCCATCTGTTCTCTAGTGAAAGGTTCCCATCTACTTATAAGCACCCATTCGATAGGTGTTGGTTTAAGTGCTTCTTCGATAATATATTGAAGACCATGACCAATGAAACAATCTCCCACGTTTGAATTGTCATAGCTCTCTTGATTTGTCTCATCAATAATACTTGTAAGCAATGCTATTTTCATTTTTTTATTCCCTTCACATAGTCATCAAAGTCTTTCAGTATACTCTCCAGTGTCTCTTCATTGCTTGGATCATTATTGGTAAGAGTTGTTGGTAATAGTGAATCATCTTGGAATTTCATATTCACATGACAATTATATACTAACTGCCCTACGGCGTCAGCTAAGTCCTTACTGTTGTGGACATACGGGCCATCACTTAATTTAAAATTGTTAAATTTTTCAACTTCTATATCATAAACAGGTACCGCTATTTTCAGTTTAATCCTATTTGCTTTCTTTATTTTCATTTGATTTTATCCATTCTTCTAAAAAATTTATAGCGTCCTGTTCTGTTAAAAACCATCCAAGATGTTTTTTATATTTTACAACTCTCCACTTTTCTTTCGCTTTACGACAATGAGAGTATGATACTCCTGTAACCTTTGAAGTTCTATCGTATTTATTATGTGGTTGGCTTTTAATAACTCCAGAATAATCTACAATATCAGGATAATTTAATATGGCAAATTCTCCACGTTTTTCTCTAACTTCCTTATCATATGCAAGAGCTGCAATCTTTGCTGTCTTATAATATCCTATGGATTTTCCATCCATAGATGCTTTATAGCAATTTTCACTTTCTTTTGTAACCCCAATAAACCCACATTCATTTTTATTCCTAATACAATTCCAAGAATTACCTTTATAATCTGTTAATCTTAAATTTTCTTTTCGATTGTCAAGACGGTTATGATTCTTATGGTCTATAACTACATTATCTCCTTTTTCCAAATTAAACACATAACGATGAGCAATAATGTTTTTTTGAACAATATTACTTTTTGAATGACTTCCAGAGATATGTTTTACAGTAATGGCATAACCATCGTGATAGTACCACTTATGCTGTATGAATCTTTCATAATCCTCATCATCTACCAACATTACTTTTCCATAACCATTAATACCATTAAGTTTTATTTCTTTCATAACTACCTCCATATGATCTTTAGGATATAACAGTATGGTCAATCTTGTAAATCATCATTCTCATTAAGTTCATCGGCTCGTTTATAAATACCACTTTTTAATAAAAATCTATGATCTGGAGTACATCTTATTTTTTTACCATTTTCCATTTCCAGTTCAATTAATTCATCAACATATTTTGTTAATTTCCAATCTTTAATTTCTGATACAGTTTCATTTCCACTATTGATATCATAAGTTTTACACATTTTACCTACTAATTGATCTTTATCATCGATTCTGATTAACGATCCATCTGCCATTTCTATTTCAGTATCTCCAACGAAACAACCCTTGACTGGATGGTCAATTTTATCATTAACGTAATTTCTTTCTAGTCTATTAAGCTCATCTTCCAATACTGGATGATATATGCATTTTACTCTATTTTCATACAACGCTGTTCTAAATGTCTCATATGGTTCTGTTGTTTTATCCATAGATATATAGTCGAAGTTGACACCATTCCTTCTTAAAATTTGTTGCATATCAGCAGATTGAAATCCATCAGCAGAACCATATTTTATTTTATATCCAAGTTTCTTTAATTTAAATATAAGAAATCGTAACCTAGAAAGTTCGACCTCTCCGAATTCGGCTTCTGGATATACCTGTAATAACAGTTCTACCTTTACAATAGGAAGTCTTGCTTTAACTATCTGCATCTGTTGGGTTTCATCATTAAGAAATTCACGTTCTAAAGTAACTAAGTCTTCGATATATCCCATTGCAAAGCCAAGTTTATCTTTTTTAAGACCTATATCCATTGCTACATATCTAATCTTATCCCTATTATCCGGTCTGAATTTAACTATTCTTTCAACACTTTCGTACTGAGGTTTTGAAGAAAGTGTTGCTTTATCAACGGAGAATATTCTAGGAATAGAAGCGTCGAACATCTCTTGAATCTTTTCTTTCTGACCGATAAATGGCTGAACGGAATATACAGCTACTCCGGCGATATCTCTAAGAGCGTTATCCATGTCCTTTCTGAACTTATCGTAGAAGTCCATCGGTACCGAGATAACTTCTCCAACCACATCGGTTTCATTTCCATCAAGGATTCTGCTTTTTCTATTAAGTCCACCAACCTCGATCTTAAACTCTTCCTTGGAATATCTTTCTCTATTAACTTTCCATAAGTTGTAATCCAATACATAAGTGGTCTTATCTTCAGCTTCTTTTGCCAGCTTTATGCGCTGTTCTGTGAAGTCATTGGGATACATCCTAGAAGAACCAACATAAAGGATACCGGGCTTTCTTCCCTCTTTTAAGAAGCGAGATTCTTGTCGTCTCAGGAGAGAGTTATAGAGAACAAGGGCTTCATCATACATCCCATCTGGGTTGTTTCCTCGTTTAGAATTCTCTACAACTTTGAAGAAGTTGGCTTCGTCGAGTGCCGCAGAAAATATATTCAAACCGATTGCTGATGATTGTGCCGATGATCCGTTGAAAAATTCTATATTATTAGGGAACTGCAAAGACTCACTTGCTCTCTTGTCATCGAAGTAAAAATTCTCTTTAAAGTAATCAATTACTTTTATCATCTCTTTTACAGCACCAAATATATTCTTTTTTGATTGCTTTTCCGTAATAGAAATGACCATGATACCTATTTTAGATACTTGTGACAAACCGAAATATTTTTGAGGATTCTTAAAGCAAGACAGAAGATATAAATGCCATAATAACCCAAGTTCCATGAAGAAGGATTTTCCAAATCCAATACCACCGGTTGCGACAACTTCCCTATATGGTGCATTTATATCATGGACCTTACAGAACTCATCCTTTAAAATTGGATACATTGTTTCGGCAACACCGGTTCCGGTCCTTGGATTCTTACCACAATAATAACCATCTTCTAGGAATATTCTTGGTGTCACTGGTTCATGTTTAAAAGGATACATATCCTCTATAACATCTGAAAATAAATCCTCTATAACCATATTCAATAATTCTGGATTATTCTGATGAGATTGTACAATGTGTCGGGTTTCCGGTTTTGCCATTAACATTTTATTGATAGCTTGTTTTATTTGACCTTTATTAAAAAATTGCATTTTTTACCCCTTGACTTTTGGCGAAAGTAGTTGTACAAACACATTATCATTAATGGAGGTTTGTATGTCTGATAATTTAGTTATCTTAATTCATGGTAAAGCTTTTGCTGGCAAAGATAGCGTATATAATACGCTTAGGGTTATGACCGCTAAAGATGCTGATATTCAAACATACGATAATTATCAAGCATTTGTAAATAGCATTTATGCAGAATCACTTCCAGAATTTCTTGCTCCGAGAGTGGAACATTGTTTAAGGGTTCCATTTGCAGATGAAGTTAAAA